TGATGTGGGGTGGTAGTGTTGCTGGCCATGACGAAGGTGGTGGCACTGTCTCCGAAGACGGTAAGGTCCACTTCTACGGCATGAGTTCCACTGTAGCAAACGACAAGCATGCCGGTGGCCTCAAGGACTACAGAGCCTCTGAGGGCCGGTCTGTTAGCATCCCTTACCGAGGGCATGTGAAGGACACCATACAGGAAATCCTTGGTGGTGTACGGTCTGCTTGTACTTATGTGGGGGCAAGGCAACTAAAGGACTTGCCTAAGTGTGCCACCTTTGTTAAGGTGAACAATCAATTCAACCGGGTTTTTGTAGGAGCCTAGTGATGCCTGAGATGCCTCATCAGCCTTGTCCTCACCCTGAGTGCAGCAGTTCTGATGCTTTCTGCTACAACACAGAGAAGATGGTTGGGAAGTGTCATAGCTGTGACAACCCTTATCCCGCTAAGGGTGTTAAGTATGACCAAGAGACCCTGAATAAGTACCCATTAAAGCCGAGAGAAAATACTATGAACTACATCCCCAAGGATATACGCCCCCCTACCAATTTCACCAACAACAGTGGCTTCATCCCTATGCGTGGTATCACTGCTGCCACTATGGAGTTCTACGGGGTCCGCACTAAGTCGGATGCTGATGGTCCTGTAGCACAGGAATACGTCTACCCCTCCGGTGGGAAAAAGATCAGATACTGGCCTAAGTCGTTCTCGCAGGACGGCCTCCGGTCAGACGAACTGTTCGGCATGAACCTCTGGAATGCTGGCTCTGCACGTTACGTCACTGTAACTGAGGGCGAGCTAGATGCTATGTCTGCCTACCAGATGCTCAAGGGCAACTACACTAACCCTGTAGTCTCCCTGCCTTCTGCCACCCCGTCAAAGGCCCTGTGGGAAAAGTGTAAAGCGTGGCTTGACAGTTTCGAGAAGATCATCCTGTCAGTAGACACCGATGATGCTGGCAATGCCATTGCTGCTAAGATGGCTAACTTGTTCCCTAACAAGGTGTACCGTGTACCACACGACAAGTACAAGGACGCCAACGAGTTCCTGCAATCGGGTCAGGCCGGTGCATTCAAGAACGCATGGTATGGGGCCAAAAAGTTCGTACCTGAGAACATCCTGAACACCAGTGATCAGTTCCTCAGCCTGTACCGGGATACCCCTGAACACCAGTATGTACCCACCGGCATCCAAGCCCTCGATGACAAGATCATGGGCCTGATGCAGGGTCACTTCACTGTGATCAAGGCTCCTACCGGCGTTGGTAAGACCGAGGTGATGCGCTACCTTGAGTACAACCTGTTGCAGCAGAAAGTTCCGTTTGCCACTTGGCACCTTGAGGAAACCAAACTCCGTAGCCTGCTCGGGCTGGTGTCGTATCATATGGGCGGCAACGTCACCCGTAGAGACCTGATTGACGACGATACAGCCCCCCTAGTCGAAGAGGCTATCGTAGACCTTACCAAGGACGAGAACTTCTACCAGTTCTACCTGCCCGATGGTCAGGGTGCTGATGAGCTTATCGAGCAGATCAGGTTCTTCCGAGAGGCTTGCGGCTGTAAGTACATCTTCTTCGAGCCTATCCAAGACGTGGTAGCTGGGCTGACCGAGGATGGCAAAGAGCAAATCCTTGCTGACCTGTCCGTCCGTCTGTCCAAGCTGGCAGCAGAGCTTAACGTAGGCATCGTGACCATTGCGCACACCAACGACAATGGTGATCCTAAGTATTGTAAGATGATCGCTCAACGTGCCTCTGTGATCATCAACCTTCACCGGGATAAAGAGGCGGACAATGAGGACGACCGTAACACCACCTATCTGTCTGTGGAGAAGAATAGGCCTTGCGCTGAGGTGGGTCCATCTGGTAGACTGCGTTTCAATGCTAAAACATTCATTCTTAAGGAGCTTGCGTGATGCTAAAATTAGATATTTCCCGAGACTTACTGCTTAAAGCGGAAACTAAAGCGAAAGAGATGGGCCAACTTCGTAACTCCATAACAAAAGGCTCTGGCAATCTCGCAGGGTTTGTGGGAGAGTTCCTTGTGGCTGACCTGATAGGCGCAGAAGTGTGTAACACTTATGATTACGATCTCATAGGCATTGATGGGAAGAAGATTGATGTCAAGACTAAAAGGACTAACTACCCCCCGCAGAGCCATTATGAGTGCAGTGTCGCAGCCTTTAACACCAAACAAAAGTGCGATGTTTACTCTTTTGTCCGAGTAAAAAACGACTTTAGTGTGGGCTGGGTACTTGGCTTTTACGACAAAAAGTCCTATTTTGAAGATGCTCAGTTTCATAAAAAGGGAGACTTCGACCCTGACAACAACTTCGTGTTTAAGGCAGACTGCTACAACATCCGAATTTCTGACCTAAAGGAAAGTTATAGTGATCTTTGACATAGAGACTGACGGCCTCCTAGAAGAGGCCACCAAAATCCACGTCCTCTGCTGGATGGACAACGGTGAGTTGAACTGGACGCATGACTATGATCGCATGCGTAAGTTCTTCACCGAGGCTGACACCTTGGTGGGTCACAACATCATCCGGTTCGACATCCCCGCAGTGGAAAAGCTGCTCGGTATCAAGGTCAAGGCAAAGCTGGTGGATACGCTGGCTCTGTCTTGGTATCTGAACTATGATCGCCCCCGTCATGGCCTTGAGGGCTACGGCGAGGACTTCGGTGTGCCTAAGCCCAAGATTGCAGACTGGAACAACCTCACCCCGGAAGAGTACCGTCATCGGTGTGAGGAAGACGTGAAGATCAATGCTCGCCTCTACAAAGAGCTACAGCAGCAGCTACAGTGGCTCTACAAGGATGAGCAAGAGCGGGACCGCTTCGTGCAGTACCTCTCGTTCAAGATGGACTGTGCCAGAGAGCAAGAGGCCCTTGGCTGGAAGCTGGATGTAGCAAAGGCCCAAGGCCACTACGACGAGCTTATGAAGCTGAAGGCAGAGAAGATCGAGCAGCTTGCCGATGTCATGCCTCGTCAGGAAATTTTCAAGAAGGTCAGCAAGCCTGCACGCCTGACCAAGGCCGATGGTAGCCTTACTGTCTATGGACAGCGGTGGTATGCTCTACTTGAGGCCGGTGGCCACCACCGGGACACAGTAGGCCCTATTCAGGTTAAGGAAGGCGAAGAGAGGGCCAACCCTAACTCCAATGAGCAGGTCAAGGAATGGCTCCGGGGTCTGGGCTGGGAACCGGCTACCTTCAAGTATGTCCGCAGTCCTGATGGCTCTGAGCGGTCTATTGAGCAGGTACGAGACGGCTCTGAGCTTTGTGAGAGTGTCAAGCTGCTGATCGACAAGCATCCTACTGTAGCCCTGCTGGACGGTCTGTCTGTGATCAACCATCGGCTCGGCATCTTCAAGGGCTTCCTTGACTGCCACAAGGACGGCTGGCTCAAGGCTGAGATTGCAGGGTTCACCAACACCCTACGGTTCCGGCACTACAAGCCATTGGTCAATCTTCCCGGTGTAGACAAGCCGTGGGGCGCAGAGATCAGAGGTTGTCTGACTGCACCAGAGGGCTACGTCCTGTGCGGTGCTGATATGACCAGCCTTGAGGACACCACCAAGCGGCACTACATGCAGCCCTTGGACCCTGAGTATGTAGCAGAGATGAGCAAGGAAGGCTTTGATCCTCACCTTGACTTGGCAAAGCATGCCGGTGCCATCACGCAAGAGGACATCGACAAACACAACTCAGGTGAGGTATCCCTCAAGGCTCTGCGCAAGAACTACAAGGTGGTGAACTACTCTGCTACCTACGGCGTAGGAGCCATGAAGCTCAGTCGTACAACAGGGTTATCAGTCAAAGAGGCTAAGAAGCTGCTGGGTGCGTTCTGGGATCGCAACTGGGCAGTGCGGAAGGTTGCTGAGCGCCTCCCTCTTAGGGGAAATAGCCAAAGCGGCACTTGGATCAAGAACCCTGTCAGTGGCTTCTACCACAGTCTCCGTAGTGACAAGGATCGCTTCAGTACCTTGAACCAGTCTACCGGCGTCTTCTGCTTCGATAGTTGGGTTGCACTGTGTCGTGCTAACGGTGTGCTGACTATAGGGCAGTTCCATGACGAGATCATCGCCCTCGTGGGAAAAGGAGCCGAGGACGCAACAAAACAAACGATGGAGACGGCTATCACTAAACTAAACGACCGGCTGAAGCTGAATGTACCACTCGGTATTGATGCTCAGTTCGGTACAAACTACGCAGAAATCCACTAAAACACTTCCGGTTTAGCTGCATTTAGTAGCTATATATAAGTGTAAGCCAAAAAAGGAGACCCGATATGGCTATGACCCGTAACGTAATCGCTGAAGGCACTGTCGAGTATGCTCGCATCTTTGCGGACAACTTCGACGACAACATGGACTTCCATGAAAACACCCGAGGCCAATTCAATATGAACTTCTATCCAGACAACATGGAAGAGTTCATCAACCAAGGCTTCCCCGAGAAGAAAGGCAACTACGCCACCATCAAAGAGGGTAACCCTAACTACGGCACAGGCAAGTTCGTAAAGCTGAAACGTCCCGTGTGGAACCCCAACCTGCCAAACGAAGACGGCAGCAAGGGCGTAGAGATGGGGCCACCGAAGGTGCTTAACCGCACTGCTGATCCTGACAGCAAGTCAGAGTGGTCCTTCACTGAAGATGGCGCAGTCGGTAACGGCTCCCGAGTTAAGGTGCTGGTAAAGGTCTACGAAGGCCGTGCCATCATCGACACTCTTGAGAAGGTTGCCGTGCTTGAACATGAACCCTATGAGACGCAAGCGGATAACTTCTAATGGACTTCAAGTTTGTAATCACCAACAATGAAGAAGTTGATGGTGACAGTAAGGTTATGACATTAGAGGAGACCGATGCGGAAATCTATGTTGAGGACTTTCTTCGGTTCTGCTTGTCTGCTATGAATATGGCAGGCTTCTCGTACATCGAAGAGATCAGCGCTAACAACGGTGAGTACTCGACTGATGATACTCGTAGGCGCTTCCCCTAGTGTACTCCGTCACCAAGACTTTCATCGACGGCGATATTGTGGTATATCGCATGGCAGCGGGGGCAGACTCTAAGGGCCTGTCTTTCGATGAAGCCAAAGCAAACGTCGATGGGATGATGGAGCATATCCTGCATGAAACCCTAGACTTCCCCGGCCCAGAGGACTACCAAACCTTCCTCACGGGTCGGGGTAACTTCCGGTACGATGTCGCCAAGGCTGCTCCCTACAAGGCCAATCGGTCTGGCAAGCCTAAACCAGTCTACCTCCCAGAACTCCGTCTCCACCTAGAGGAAGAATGGGGTGCCATCGTATCCGAAGGAGAAGAAGCAGACGACCTGATCTCTAAGGCTGCAACACAGGAAGGTCCGTCCTCTTGTGTAGCATCCATCGACAAAGATATGCACCAACTGCACTGCTGGCACTACAACTTCGTAAAGCGCCAGTGGAAGTTTGTCGAAGAGTTTGACGGCCTACGTTTCTTCTATAGTCAAATCCTTATGGGCGACAATGCCGACAATATCATGGGCATTGATGGCGTAG